TATTAGAGTTTTTGTTAACAATTACTCCTTTCAGCTCTGATCTATGTGTTAAAGAAAAAGGTTTGAAAGAGTCTGCCGTCATACTGATCATTACCAAATCCAGGCTGTATAGATCGATGATAGTATGAGCCTTTGTATAGAACTATTCGATTATACACGTTGCTTACCTTATCTTGTAGTTCCCATTCGTCTTCGGTTGATGTGATATCATTATAGTCAAGATCAGAATCATTACCACTCCATTCATAGATACCAGTATCCTTGCGTCGATAGATGCCTGTACCCGATTCTAATGGAGCGTTTGGTGTGAGATATACGACCGCTGCCCATTGAGTCTGATCATGATGTGCCCATGTAGTCGAGTCTTTATGTGTATACTGAAATGCCGTGTTATATCCATCTGGCCAATAGGTGATCTCTTTCTTTAGGATATTCTCCATGCTTCCTTTCAGATTATCATACCATGTGTTATCCAGCTTATGAAGTGAATCAGTACGAACTCCAGGATAATTGCCCGATGTATTGAAGTCTTGAGAGAGTGCCCATTCACGTACTGAGTCAGGGTCTTCATAGAAGCGTTCTTTGATAATGATCATAAAATTCTCAACAGTAAAATCTTCAAGCGCATTTACCTCCGCTTACCAGTTCTTGGATCATGGGCTTCATCCTTTGTAAGAACTACTAGATTACCTTTATTGTATGCTTGACCCACGATTACGTTAGGACTTGAACAATATCGTTTCTCTGAGACAGATGTGGAGCCTCCAGCTGAGACATTAGATGGGTAGTTATGAGTCTCACGTGTGTATGAGTTATTAGCTGGAAGAGGCTCGAATTTAGGATTATACTTACCCCTTGTAGCTTTGGGTAATGGCTTCTTCTTTCTACCCGATGTAGTGTATCGAGTGTTACCATATGTCATTTGCATGTTATCACCTCATTACCAAATCATCAAAATCTTCACAACGGAATGGCTGTAGCTTCTTTACTACACCTGTACCACGAGGAGCGCTGATACGAATAGAGCCATTTGACTGCATAGAAACGGCATCATTCTTCGGGATATGATAGTATTCAACATCACCATTATAGTCATTCCATAAGATGACTCGAATGTCTCCTACCTTATTATCAAGTCCTGATATCCTGCCAGTAATTGCGTCACTGACTCCAACTCCATTACTCCCTAATCGTAACGTACAACTCTTAAGATCGCTATAATCATCAAAGTCCATACCATCTGCATTAGTATTAGCCAATGGAACTGAGCGGATATCTTCACTCCTCAATGAGATCGTTTGCTCAAGTAGATTACTCATCTGGAAACTGCCCTTACGAGCTTCTTTAGTGACCCAACGTTGTGCGCCTTTGGGTAGATTCTTATAGTCGGGGTGGTTTTGAAGGACTACATCCATCATGAAGGCTTCTTCAGATGGACTGCCTGTTGGTGATACAACACTAGCCATAATCTCTCTCCTCAATATGAATAGTTATTATACTATAAAAGAGAGGAGAAAGTAAAGCATTATTTTAATTTATTTCTTGGCTTTGACGATGCCTGTTTCTTCATCCATCTCAATGACGTCAGAGTTGATAAGAGAGTCGAGTAACCCCCCGACACCATCAGCTTGACCATTATCATAGCCGAATTTATAGCTGAAGTACGCACAGATAAAAATGAACATGCCGAAGATAATCATCCATTCATTACTCATGACTCTATTCCTTTTGGTAGTGGTCTTATTGTTATTTATATTCAGATACTGTGGTGAAGTGTAGATTCGGTATCTTATGGTTCTTATCAAAGAACGCATCGTCAGCCATTACCATAGTGAATGATACAGATGGGTGTTGATTGAGGAACCACGAGAAGTATAATCCACGCCACTGATTACCTGCTCCATCACATCGAGTCTCTGGTCCATAATTAGACGTTCCATCATACATATTGTCGGTAGAGTTAGATAGGAAGTCGAAGCCAATGCAGGTTAGGTCATTATGACCACGTTTGATAGCTTCATCCATTGCTATCATCCCCGCATTGTTTCTTGCCCTTCTACCTACAACAGCGCCATACTCATGTGGCTCATATCGCTCTTCTTCAGGTGGAATGATCAGGGTGCTATGAGTACAGTCGCAGTTCTCATTTAGTTCCTTAATCATCCCATCATCCATAGCCACAATATAATCGATCTTAGAGTGATCACGGTAAATAGCATTACAACCGAACGTGGTCATGCCTGTCACGTTGTCTATGTCAATAGACCTGCGACTTGGACCATTACCGATTATGAGTGCTTTCTTTACTTTCCTCATATAGGTCATCCCATTCTTCATTCACAGTGGCGTGATCAATCTTCGCCTTTACATTATGCCTTGACTCATTTTTGAGTCGCTTCTTACGGATGTTTTCTTCAGTGTAATGCTTAAAGCTAGAAACTTTCTTCTTACTATTTTTCATCTGGCCAATCTTTTGTTAGGTTAGGGAATGCTTCTGCTACAAGATTACGAGTCAATCCTTTATATAACAATTTACCATTCTTCATCATGAGCAGAACTTTAGCATCGCGATGATCCACGTTCTCTAGCAACTCAATAAACAGACTTTCTCTTCGCAGAGACTTTAGGTTAGCCTGAGTTGGGTTTAATGGACCTGGACCATTGGCGAATAGGTACAATTTGCGCACCTCTTGAGCAAGGCGTGTCTCTTGATCAGCTGCCTCGTCAAGCGGTTTGTATGGGGGATCGGATTTAGGCAACTGCCATACTACCCTTGGGTCATATGCGTAACCCAAGATAGCTTTAAGAGCTGGACTACTGTATTCTTGTAGGATATCGATCTTATCCTTTTTGATAGGTGCGTTACTTACTTTTTCAAATACTTCATGAAATGTATTATGCTTCATTACTTTCCTCACGTAGATGCGTTATCACATCAGCTTCAGTTTCAATCACCACCCTTGCGCCACACGCTAGGATTGGCTTGTCAGTTTCAGAGTATCTTACGACCGATGGTCCAAGAATCTCCACGTCATGACAGTATTTATTCGTTCTGCCAGATTTAACTGTGATAACAGGTTCATCCGTTCCATGCTTTAAATTAGCACGGATCTTATGCTGATTTACATGAATATACGTCTTAGCCATAGTTCTTACCCGAAAAGCCAGTCAAATAGCATATAACCACCAAAGCCGATACCGAAATACATAACAAACACCCCCAGAGTGCCCATCGGGTCTTCCTTAATAATGTACAGCTCGGTCATAATTGATTCAATAAAACGTCTCATCTAAAAGTCTCCAATATATTCAACAAGGTTCTTAAGTTTATTCTTAATAAAGTAATTCAACAGACCACGCTTCTCTGGCACTTCATACGAGTCAAACTCAGCATTAATCTGATTGACTATATTATCGGGAACCATATCAAGGTCAACTAGTATCTCATTCCTACGATAGTTGCGCAGCATCATCTCATTACAGAACTGTTCAGGCTCTTGGTCAATCCATATGTCGAGCTTCTTAGTTTGTAATGGCTTTTGACGCTCATTAGCCACAATACACCCATCAGGTGATAGGAAGTTAGGAATACCATCACCTCGATCACCACGCATAATATGCTCACGAAGGAAACGCCTCGGATCTTTAATGGTAATGGTCTTCTTAGTGATAGGGCTGAACTGGTCGACATTAGTGTATTTCTGTAACTGACCAAAGTCTTTATCGCCTGATAGGATTAGGATACGCTCAGATGAATCATTATTCAACCACACACCGAATCGCTGAGTCAATACACCGATAACATCATCGGCTTCCGCATGCTCAACCTGAATCACTCGATATGGGAAGAACTCTTTCAGCTCCTCACGTATCTTATTCAGGGAGTTGAATACCATGCTCCAATCAATGGTAGACTTCTCGCGATCCTGCTTACGATGCGCTTTATAATATGGGAATACACCCTTGCGCCAATAGTCACGGTCATCGCAGCATATAACCATCTCACCATACTTAGCACCGAACTTGGTCTTGTAACTTCTGATACTATTGAGTACCATATGTCTAGCCAAATCCTCACTAAACTGCTCATTACTCATGGCAAGTTGCTTCATCATATTAGCAATCATCACCTGATTAAGATCTAGTAAAATCATTTCTATTTACTCATAATTAATTGATATACTAGTATAGCATATCTTTATCAAAAAGTCAACTTTCTGGGTCTTCATCTTCAATCAGAGCCTTAGCCAACTCGTCAGTATCAACGAATGCTTCTGGTGGTAAATTCTCGATGATAGGGTCGTCGCCCATAAGTCCATCAATGTTCCACTTGCCGTTGATCATATCAGTTTCTTCATCATACTCAACTTCTATGAGGGTATCAGCAACTCCTTGTACGAAGTGAGTAAACCCTCTCGCTCTCATGATGAGGGAACGTAACGCCTCAGACATGAATATAAAGTCAGTCGAGAACTCAACGCTTTCGTCAGCTATGTCAAATTCAATCAAGTCATCCATAATACTGTCACAGAATCCCCGAATCTCTTCCTCAACATTCTCTAATTCTGCATCATGCTCAGCCTGCATTCCCTCTACATAATCCTTCCCGCCTGCTTCTTCAACTCGTTTCTTAAGCAAGCGGTCACGGATATCTACTATATCACCCAAAGAAGTTCTCCAAGTCGTTAGATTGAGTCTTAACCTCACGCTCTTCAGGAGGAGTCCAATCATTTGGCTTACCGCCCTTTTCCTCTGGGTATCCATAAATGTAACCCAGATCCATATAAAACGTTCCGTAGCATCGTTTGGGCTCACCATTAGCATCATATGCCATAGTAGTACAGATGCGGTTCATTCGATGCTCACCGTACTCACCATAGAACATATCAGTCCAAGTGCTACTCTCAAGGTACGATTGCATCATTCGAGCATAGTTTTCAGCACGAATGCGCTTAATAGTAGCACCCTTAACTCCGGCACGCTCTTGCTTACGTTCCTCAGCAGCAATCTCACGTTGAGTCTTAATCCACGCCTTAACTCTTTCCATGCGCAGAGGATGTTCATCGTCAAGTGCGAGAACGTCAGGGTGGATATTCTTATATTGGGGTGGGTTTTCTTTCAACCGCTTCTCCCGAGCGATACGAAGGCGCTCAGATGCTGCAGCCTTCTGCTCGGGTGACATAGGTTTCCGTGCCTTACGCACTTTCTTCCTTACATACTTCTCTGGTTCTTTAGCCATAGTAAAAGTCTCACTTATTTGAATATACAGCTAGTATACCCGATTATAACATAAAAGTAAAGCATTATATCTATTCAGCAGCAATTGATTTAAAGAAATTAATCCACTGCTGTTTTCTAATACCCCAAGCATATTGCGTATCAATCACTTGTTTCGCTGCAGATAGCTTAGATTGAGTGAAATCTAAACTCAGAGTTTTGATACTATAGTCTAATGCTGAAGCGAATGCGTTCAAATGATTTTGCGCATTCTCGTCATATTGGTATTCTGTAGCAAACCCAGCAGTAGTTTCTGGCAGAGCCTCAAAGTTAGGACAGACAACGTCACATTTAGCGCTCATAGCTTCTATTGCTGCTATACACGAAGTCTCTGGCCAAATATTAGGATAAGCAAAGATATGCGCTTTCTTTAGCGCTTCTCTTACGACTTCATTAGGTTGATACCCATGATATGTGGCTCTCGGGTGATCATTTAGTCTGTCAAACAGTCCTGCATATTGTTCATCACGGGCATCCCAACCATATATCTTAAATGACGAATACACATCTAGATGTATATGCGGGTGTGCATCAGCCAAGTATTCAAACGCAGGAACCAGTAACTCAAGACCACGATGTGGAGTTGTGTGGTAGATTAGGTTTATTTTGTCGTTCGGCTTTTCTTCAGTCAATTCAATCGGATCAATGGCATTCTTCATTACCATAGATTCGCCATATGGGACGTTTAAACCCAGATGAAACGATTGTAGCTGTTGGTTACTGACAAATACAATCTTATCAAACCTTTTACGATCTTCCTCGATCTTGAGATGACCGCATTCAGGGTCTCGCCATGTATCATGAACAACATATATGTTCTTTTTATCAGGGTCAACCTCTCGAACACGTGAATGAATGATATTAATCTTATCTTCACACCCAGATTCTACTAATGCTTCATGTATTCGATCAGCCATCATTTCAGTACCGCCCTTTGACTTGGCATATGTACCGTTAGGATTCATACCAGGAGTTGGTGGAGGGGCAATAGCAGGGTCGTCAACAGGAACTTCTGTAACACCCCCCAACCCGACCTCGGCAAGTTCTTCTTCGCTCAATGGTTTGCCGTCTGGGTCAGTAAACGTAGCTGTCCAACCTTCTTCTTCGCTCATTATAAACCTACCTTCACCAAATAATTTCTGATCTTATGCTTCAGTTTGTTTGGCGTATTATCTTTCTCTAACGCCTCTTTTAACTCTTCGACTGGCGTAGTGTGCATGTAATGGTGCTGCATACGCCCATCTTTCTTTCTTGAACTTTCTTTAAATTTAATTGGCATTAGTCATCCTTCCTATTCATCCATTGATCGATTTCAGTACCGATTAGGGCAGCACTCACAACTAGCTGAACAGGATCGAATAATACGATACCAGTAACCAGACCAAACAAACCAATCGTTAAACCTGTGCCAATAGCAGCACGTGACTTCATAAATTTACTTAACATATCTACCTCTTCAAATACTTATCAATGTTTTGTTTTAGTTCTTTAGTGTCTACCGAGAACCTTTCTTTGTTTTTAAAGATAAACCACTCATCATCAACTGAGCTGAGTGAGATCTTCACGTTAGGATACACCAAGTATATCCCGTCAAACTTTTCCTTTGGCTTCTTACTAAAGTCCTCGAGTAATATCCTATACAGATCACGCATAGTATGAGGAGTACGCTTCATAACCTTATTCGCCATCAACAGCCTCTACAATATCAGGGAAATGCGTCTTAATAATTTCCCAGCACTGATCAGCTACGACCATATGCTCTTTTTGAGTACCATTCGCCCTACGAAGGTCGCAGTAATGAATCCAGGAACGCAGAGAACCAGCCATATATAGTGTGGTTTCCGTGTTGCCCTCTGGAAGTACAGCTCGAGCCTGTTCCTTAGCAATCCCACGACTCAATGCCCATCGATACGCATCTAACGCAGAAGCGGTTGCTTTCGCTTGTTTCATTTGCCACATCTCAGCCAGAGCTTTATCGTCAGTCACTACTGAGTTCTGTCGATTCTTAGTATCTTGTAACCTCGCCTCTCGATTGACGAATGACTCGCTCTCAGCATATCGCTGACTGAACTCTTGAAATGAGAATGACCGATGACGAACTATCTGACGACTGATATCACGTGTCGTTGTAATCTCAAGGGTCATATGAACCATCTCAAGCGGTGACCAATGATTCTCTTTAATCAAGTATCGAACTAGTTTACCAGCAGTTTGCTTATTGCCTTGGTTAGTAGGATTACTCACCCTAGCAGCATATGCGATTAGTTCTTCAGCTGTGTGGCATCCAGTCTCTGCGCTGGGCTTACTTAGCGCAATTAATTTAACTTTGCTCATATTCTTCCTTTATCTCTCTCAATTCAAGTTCTAAGCGCATGGCTCGTTTAAATGCTGGTCTAACATTATCTACAGTATCCAAGACCGCTTGGATATGATCCTTTGACATATCAGATAACTTAACATATGACAACGGTTGGTCGCCTTCTTTCCCATAAGTACCCCATTCGACTGATTCTCGAACTTTATCAAACGGCTCGTCATCCCATACGCAATGATGAATCTCATCACCATGAGCAGAGCATCTGACATACGATAAGCCACCATCAGTAAAATAGGTCTTACCATTCTCATCTAAATGCGACACATAATCGTGTACAGAACGTGAGTACAATATTGTACCATCGGGTGTTTCAATACAATTCTTTATTAAATTACCAGCTTGTTTCATTTGACTACCTTTATCCAACTGCTGTCACAGAATACCGCATCAGGTTCACCGAGCGCATCTTCTATTTCAACCATAACTTTTTGATTATTAAGGAGATATCCATTACCCCCGATCATACCGCCCAATTTCAGTTTAGGTAAATACTTTTCAGCAACCTGATGAATATCGTGCGAACCATGTATATATACGAAGTCTATGCTCTCGTCGTCAAGGTTCAGGTCAGCATCTCCGAATGATTTGATGATGTTATCCCAGTGTTGAGTGTTGTGATAGAAGTTCGGATGAACACCATCACCTATCGCATGTATTTCTTTAAACAGGTGCGACATAGCAAATAGTGACGTCAATTCACCATCACCGCACCCCAGCTCAATCATAGTACCCATTGGTGCTTTGCTTAGGTTGTCAACCGTAGCAATAAGTTCGGCAGCACCCATAAAGTCATAGTTGAGACCATGCCCTTCTGTATTGTATATACCCATATTAATCCCACCTAATTGTGGGACGCATACCGCCAGTCCCGTCCCAATGAATTTCACAATCGCATTCTTCAATGATAGGAAGAATAGCTTTTAAATTCTCAACTCCTTCCTTACTACCATCAAAGCAAAATGTTGAGTCGGTAATTTGATCGGAAGTGAAAGTTGGCATAGTGCCATCCCCATCATAATTTTCAAGCATATCATAATAATCGTCTTCATCGCCTTCCCAGTCATCTTCATCAAGACAACAATCTTGTTCATGGTTAAACAGGCATTTACTGAAGTCGATTTCCTCGCCTTTGAATGGACCAACATCGTGTTCATATGGTAAACAAGCCCAAGCGCATGATTGGCAACATAGTTCTGCCCATCCGCAATACCAACCCTCCTCTCGGAGTCGGTCAAATAAAACTTCTAACTTATTCTTCGCCACGTTTGATACCTGCGTTCATCTTAGCTTCTTCGAAATCTAATTTCGCCTGCTTTCTCTCAGCCTTGCGCTGTTCCCAAGCATGTTGGCGTTCTCGTAACCCTTCAGGCAATTGAGCTATCACGAAGCACACGAAAAGAATAACTGAAGCAGTTATCAATATTTGAATAACAGAATATAAAAAGTCTAACATAATATTACCCTCTTATTAGTTATACATCAATTATAACTTATTTTTTCATGAAAGTAAAGTATTAATTGTTTATTTTAGGAAGTTTATCTCTGGTTCTTTGTGGCGCCAAGCAAACCCTTGACCTCGGAACAGCCCCAAGCTAGTATCAATATCATACACCTTGCTCCATTCACCTTTACCCATATTCTCTGTGGATGTTGCTAGAACAGTTTTATCTGTGTCAACATAAAAGTCCCACCATTCTTCACACTCCATCAATGGACCCTCGAGCATAGCAGTGTATGTATCAATACGATCTACTAGGTGG